GTGAGGTCCTGCGCCGTCTGTCCATCCTGAACGCCTCCCCAGCCGTAGGCCTTGCGCTCGTGTTCGCCCTTCATCTGCGAGTGGTGCAGGCCATGGGCGATGGCCAAGTGCATCTTCTCTTCGCTCGCGCCGGCGTCCCGCTTTGCCATGGCCAACCCGCGCGTCTGACCGCATAGAACGCAAGGGCAACCCACGCCGTGATTGTTGTAGGGGTTGGGGGTTGCCGACTTCGCCATTCCCATTCTTGAGTCTTCGTAGAACATTTGTCACCTCGAATGCGGCAGTACGATTTCTACGCCGAAGTTCTGTTTGCTCTGACGTTGCGCCGATGATCCGGTGATTGTCAAGGTGCGGTGCGTGATCCAGCACTCTTGCACCAGACCGCCCAGGGTTAAGTCTGCCGTTGGTCCTACTGAATCCTGTATGGCGCTCTCAACCGCATCCGCAAGGTTGTTAAGATTTGAGACATTGGTCTCATCTGGAACTTCACCTTGAAGGGAAACGACTGAAATCGTGCAGAGTAGAGATACCCGCGCAGGCGCAAATAAAACGCTACGGTCATAGATTTCACCGGCCTCCATCATGAAGAATGCGGGGTACTGCTCCTCGGCCAGGTCAGTATCAGGAACCGGTCGACGACCTGCATAGTTGAACGGGCTTGTCGGGGTCACGAGCGCCGCTTTCAACTGCGCGAAGAATGCCGAGTATACAGCCTCGCGTCCAATCGGATGTCCCATTACTCTCCCGACTCCTTGATTCCTTCGTCTACCGCCTGTTTCAATCGCGCTTCAATCCATGCCCGGTTAGCGTCAAGAGCAGGACCAGCGAACGGCCGCGCCGGTATTGATACGTGGTGCACCAACACGAAAAGCAGATGAACGATGCCGTCTTTCACGCCGAACATGTAGACGTTGTTGCCCACGTTTGAAAAGAATACTCGTTCGTAATCGCCTTTTTCTACAGCGTCCCGAGGTGCGAACCTTGCCACCCCTGCCGGCGTCAGTGCATCTTCCATGGGGATGGCCAGCATGTGGCCGTTGGTTGCATCGATCTCCGCACCGAACTCTTGAGCCTTTGCATACCTGAGATTCTGTCCAGCCATCATGCCGCCGGTAAGGCTGTGAGCGTCCTCTTCGACAGGTAGGGTAGCCATGGAAGATGCGAGCTTCCCAGATCGTCTCGTGAGTCCCGATTCCCCAAAGTGCTGCTGCCCCCACTTGACCATATGGTCGCCGATATTCACCAGTTGGCGGCGCGCGGCTGTTCTGATGGCAGGACCCATATGATCCAACCGTGCAGAGAGCCGCTTGCCGCCTTCTAGGGTGATGTCCATGCTTAGCTGGCGACTGCTGCGTTCACAGCGTTGGCGTAGTACCAGATGCCGCCGTGGGCCTCCAAAGAGAGCTGGCTGTTGGCCGTGGCAGCAAAGGTCAGAATGTGCTTGTTGTCATTGATGGCATTGGCCGGGGTTGTCACGGTGTGCTGGTTCGTGGTGGTAGTGATGAAGAGCAATTCGGCTCCATCCTGACCGCCCGCTGAAGCCGGGCCCGCTACCGGGGCTCCGAGGGTCATGGCCGCTACGCCAGCGTAGGTTACGAGCACAGTGCCGGTGATGATGCTGATGACCGCAGTCGCCGAATTCACCACCTGATCGGGCGTCATCGCTCCATGCGCCAGCGTTCCGGTAGTGTTGAACGTCGGAGCCGCTGTTGAATCGCCAGAAAGCCCAGCGTCAACTACGCTCATTGTTGCCAGCGTATTCAGCACACCGCCATAGCCATTCGGCACGTTGGGGGTAAGGTTCGATGCAATCTTGCCCTGGTTTGCGCCGCCCGTCACACGGTACACGTCATAGACGGCACCGGGGATCGTGTTCCACGAGATGGTGTTGGATGCCGTAGCCGAGAGCGTGGCCGCGCCGGTAGTGATCGTGACAGTTGCGGGTACCGTTTGAGTGCCGAGCTTGGCGACCACGGCATACGTGTAGTTGGTCGAAGCGGGGGCCAGTGGTACGGCAATCACCACCGGAGGAGTTACGGGCACAGCCTGGACCGCCGTCACAAGAGCGTTGACGAGGTCTGTCTGCTGGGCTACCGCAGGGTTGGGCGACGTGCTGATGATGTTGAGATTTGACATTGTTTTGTTTCTCCTTTTGGTGGTTAGACGACACCCATGCCGTCGATGGGAAAGACTTCTTTGTGTGGGGTCAACAGCGCGATGGTGGACGGATGCGCGTCCTTCAGGAAGTAGTTGATGCGGTCAGGACCGACGCCGGATCCTGTATCGCCTACACGGGTCCTGTTCTTGAACAGCAGCGCCGATTGCTGCATACAAGCCAATTGATAATCGTCTGGAGCCATGTTCGCGTTGCTTGGCAGGACCGGAATAGCACCCTCGCACCTCCAGAAGATGCCATTGTCATTCGTGAGGGAGTTGCGCGTCTGGAGCCATGTTCCCGGCGTCGTTGCGCCCGTCGTGCCGCCGTTGACGGCCTCGTAGTAGAAGCCGCCTACCTGAATTTGCGCGTTGGCCAGGGTGACCGCCGCCGCCGTCCATGCCGGCAAGGTCAGGACCCCAAGCTGTCCCGGTGTCATGAAACCCGCCGTGTAGTTCAGCGTGATGTTCTGACGGCCTTCCCAGAAGACATTGTCCCGTAGGTTGATAAACCACTTGTCCCAAGAAAGATGAGATGCTGAGCCATTCGCAGATGGGAGAATTACGTGTCCTGTTTCCCCGTAGAACCCCGCCAGAACGACAGACTGGACGCTCAGGATGGGAAAGACAAGAGTGCGCATTGACGGGCGCCCTTGACCGTTTCTGACCTCGGCGAACGTCCCAACGGGAATATCGTGGGATATGTATTCATTGATGCCAGTTGATACCGCGGTGATGATCTTTGCCAGGATGGAGTCTAATGCGGTTGTTTGGCCCAAAGCGGGGCTTATGTAGTTCTTCAGGTCCGTCAATGTCGTCAAATCAACCGCATGAGGCATCTGATCTACTCCACCTTGATGCGCGCGCTCTGCTTGCCCGCAACCTTGACTTCGCCCGGTACTGGCAAGTTCAATCCCTTTGCGTTCGCGGCGATGGCGTCAAAATCTTCCTGGCTCACCGTCATGCTGACCGGTGAAATCGTGAAGCCGATAGCCTGTAGCTTTGGGACACTCTCCTCTTGCACGGTCACGAACCCGGTATCGTCTGCTTGGTAGTTCCTGCCATCGACAGAAACCTGCGAATTACCTTCAGGACACTGCAATCTGACCATTTCATTCCCTCCAAAAAATAAGGCAGGAGGCGTTTGGTTGCCGCCGCCTGCCTCATTGTAAATCCATCCGTAGGTTAGAACGTCTGGGTTCCCGTCGGCTGGTTGATGTTGGTCAGGATAGCGAAGGCCGGAGCGAAGTACAGGGCGAACGTCTCATCGACATACACGCCGTACTCATTGCGCCGGGTGCGCAGCGGCCAGGACACTTGCACATAGTCCTGACGGACACGCGCTTCGAGGATGTTGGCCACGCCGCTCAGGGGGTACGGAGAGCGATCGGACCAGAAGAGAATCGTGCCCGGAGGCAGGTTGGGATGCGTTTCAATCGGCAGCGTGTTGCCGTAGATCTTGTTCTTGTAGGCGTTGACTGCGCGACCGGCAACGATCTGAGAGCCGCTGCCCGAGTCCGCCTCAAACACCATGCGGAGGCTGTTGTTGGTGCTGGCCGTGTTCAAGAACTGAGCGATGTTCGAGTTCAGGTCGGTGGAACTGACCAGAATCCGGTCAAAGCCAATCTTGTACTGGTCGTAGGCAGCCTGGAAGACGGCATCGAACTCGGTGATGCTGGTGCCAGCGATGGTCAGGCCGGTGTTGCCGCTGGCACCCTGGAAGATCAAAGCACCGGAGCCCGCATAGCCGAGAGTCCCGCTGGCCACAACGGGCAGGTTCGGGTTGGTCGCCATGGCGGTGCCAGGGGCGGAACCGGATACGGAACCGTTGATCTGGCTGAGAATGCCATCGGGCAGCAGGGTGTTGGTCGAGTTGTCCTGATACGCTCCGTTGACCTGAAGAGCGGTGATCAGTTGATTGACGGTGGACGGGACCGAGCTGAACTTCGCCTGGTTCGTGGTGGTAATGCCCTGGAGCCGAGCCGCGCCGGATACGGTCCCGAGGTACCACGCGTAGGCTACGGCGTTGACCACGGGGGTAACGGTGGCGGTGATGATCTGGCCGGCAGTCGGGGTGATGGTGGCCTGTGCCGAAGGCTGAGCCGAGCCGCCGCCAACCTGGGTGATGGTTCCTGTGGTGCTGGTCAACGTGACCTGACCGGGGATGCCGTTGGCCATGCTGCCGGTACGCCATCCCGCATGACTGAGGGCAACGCATACGAGGTAGTAGGGAACGTTGGAAAGCGCCGAAGTAGTGCCGGCGGCGGTCAAGGTGGGTGTGGGAGTGATGCCCAGCGGGGTGGAGGCATTGCCACCGATGAGCGTCTGCTCTTCGCCCACCATGACACCTTGCAGCGTGGCCTGAATCGTCACGCCCTGAGCATCGGGCTTGAGGTTAAGAGCGGCCAGCCGCGCTTCCCATGACACGGAACCTTCGAGTCCCATCGTCTTGTAGCTCGCCAGTTGGTCCTGAACTGTGATGGCGGAAGCGGCCGCGCGCTCGCCCTCAGGCACGCCGATGGAGACGTTGTTGACGTTGATACCAGTGACTCTCTTCCAACGGTGCGCCGTGCCGCCATCGGCAGGAACGCGGGGGAGGCTGGAGATCAGCGGAATCAACTGCTTGAACGGGTGCATTTCCTGAACGATGCGGCTCAGGTCGTACCACACCAGCCCTGTGTTCTGGTCAACAGTGTCGGCCTTTGCGAGAGTGCCAACACGCTCGTCAATGGCCTGCTTGAAAGTGTCGCTTTGCAGGAACTTCTCAAATTCATTCATCTCAGATTCTCCTATTGCCGAGTTGCTGACTACGAACTGGAACCGCTGCGAACTGTGCTGGCTGTGTTAGTTGCCGCCCAGGTCAATCTTGAAGTTGGGGTCGTTGATCGACTTCGCAAAGCCGCTGCCGGGGGTGCACATCAGGCCGAAAGCGCGCGCCGTTGCCTGCTCAGAACTGCGCTGGTCGTTCGGGTCGGCTTCGGAGAGCGATTTGTTGATCATCCGGTTGAAGTCGGCCTTGCCGTCGCTGGCCGGGAAGACATCTCCGGTCGAACTGGCAACGAACAGCTTCGGACGACGGCCAGCAGAGGGCTGATTCTCAATCACGGACATTTGGCCCTTCAGGAAGGCGTTGTCGGCAATCAGCGGGGCGGTAGCTTCGGCCACAGCGGCCTTGACCATCGTCGCAATCGCAGACGCCGAATATGGCGAGTCGCCAGCGCCGCGGAAGGTGTTGCCCTCAACTTCGCCTTCGGTCATGCGCCGGGGGGAAAGCTCTTCCACGTTCTCCGAAGCAGGCTCTTCGCCCAAGTCGGTTTCCGCCTTCTCTCCATCCCATCCGGTCATAGCCTTGCCGAGTGCGGCATGAGCCAGTTCGTGATGGTCGGCAATGTCGTTCATGTGTCCTGAAAGCGCCGTCAAGTGGCGTTTGAACTCATCGCCGCCGTCGGCCGCCTTCCCCATGCACTTGTGAAGGGCCTCAAGCTCATCGACCGCTTTGCCGTGGGAGGCCGAAGCCTTCTTGACGTGTTCATCGGCTTTACTGATAGCCGCCTTGTGCATTGCCCCGAAACGCTTCTGAAGGTCAGTAGCCATGGTGGTGCTCTCCTTTTTCTTGGTGCTGCCCGGCCAGTCGGCTGGCAGAAGGTGGGTTGCGTTCAGCGCTTTCGCGCGTGTGACGATGTGAGCCTTGGCTTTCTCGGGGTCCGATGCGCGGCCAAAGGCTTGGACGGCGTTCTCAAGATCCTTCACGGTCTGGACAGGGAAAGAACCGTCGGGGAGCGCTACGCCTGTGCTGCCGAGGTGCTTCCGTTCCTTGTCGCTGAACTCCCGCTTCTCAAGGTCAACGCCGTCCGCAAACTTGGCGGTCATGGTAGCCATCTCATCAGCGGTTAGTTCCTCGGACTCAGCAGGACTCGGATTCGTGTCCTGTGCGCCCTTTGCAAGGTCCGGAAGGGCAATCTTGCCCATCCCGAGAATCGTCCGGAACGTGTCAAGAGCCTTTTCCATCAAAGTTTCGCTACTGGTTTGATTCTCCATCGACCCTCCAAAGGCGAGTCCACCGGCAATCTTCACGATGTCGATGCGGCAGTTGTGAGAAACAACTCCTTCGGATACAATCAAGTTAGTTGTTGTATGGAGGTTGTAAACATGACCCGAAAACTTTCTACTTCCGACGTGAATAACCTTGTCGAACTTTACCTTTCCGGCGAGAGATCTGTAGGAATCGCTCATCGATTCAACGTCAGTGTCCCTACAGTCCTCAGTCGGCTCCGCGAGCGCGACATTCCTATCAGGAAGAGTGGCCCTACGTGCCCCAGCGTCCCTCTTGATGAGGCTATAAGGCTCTACGGTGAAGGAATCGGAATCGTTGCGTTGGGTGAACGATACGGAGTCGATGCCATGACCGTAAGAAAGCGACTCGATAAAGCTGGAGTCTGTCTCCGAAAAGGATCCGACGCCAACCTGATCCGATGGAGAAATATGAGCCTTGATGAGCGTGCTGCCACTGTTGAGGCTGCTCATAACGCTGTCCGCGGAGCCAGGAAGAGTACTGACAACCTCAGAAGGAAGGCTCTCACCATCGAGCAACTTGCGAAGGGTAGCTACCTGGAGAATCAACTCCACTCCCTTCTCGTAGATGCCGGCCTTAGTCCCGTCCCTCAAGTCGCCGTTGGACGTTACAATATCGACTTGGCCATTGCCCCCCTCGCCGTGGAAGTCTGGGGCGGAGATTGGCACATGAAGGGACACCACGCTTCCATCTTTGGAGAAAGAACGCGCCAACTCTTCGATTATGGTTGGTCCGTTTTGCACGTAATTGTCAGCCAACGCCAACTTCCGACTGCTGTCACAGCTAAGAACGTTGTCGCCTTCTTGGACATCGCGCGCTCGCTTCCACCCAATCTCCGTAAGTATTGGGTGATTCGGCGTGACGGTCAGATTGTGACCTTCGGAAGTTCGGACGACAAAAACATCTCCGTCGTACCAGCGGCGAGTGATTCCGAGGATGGCCCCGATTGGTTCGACTAGGGTTTCTCCTATAAAGCAGTCGGAGTTCGCCGGCCGGTCTACGAGGCTGATCTCTCGCAAGGAAAGCGCCTTGACCACATCGCCAACCTTCTCCAGTTTGGAACCGCCGATACTGAAGCCCTTGTAGACGCCTTCCTTGCACAGTTTCCATGCGGCGGGATCAACTATCTTGGCACCGATGTACAGCCCCTTGGCGTCAACGTGGGCCTCTTTGGTCACGCCAACGGCATTGTTGGTGTGCATGGCCCTGATGTTCGCCCACTTCATGTAGTCGGGGAGGGCGGCCTTGATGGCGTCCAGCGGAACAATCTCCCCTTGCAGGTCCTTCGATGGCGTTGAGGCATAGCCCCAGACCATTCCGCTCTGCGCGTCCACCTTTTCAATCGGGAGAAATACGCTAAAATCGTCCATCTGGCTCCTGTAAACGCAAAAAGGCCCGGACGATTGAGCTTTGATAAGCCGTCACGTCCGAGCCAGATTGTTTCTGTACCCGTCGATTGAGATATTACCACAGCAGGACAGATAAGCTCTTCAGGACAAAAAGAGCCCGGCATCTTCGCAGGATGCCGGGCAGGAGGACCATGGATTGCAAGGAGGTCGCCGGTACCACCGGTCTAACGAGATTCTACGCGTTGAGTCCTGAACTGCTCGACAAGCGACTTGATGCGCGGGTCGCTGTTGGGCTTCTCGGTGAGCGCAATCTCATAGATGCGCAGATTCGTGATAGTCCTGACCTTATTGCCATCAGGCTTGACCGGATCACAGCCACCGCCGATGGACGGAATGTAATCCTTGAACGGGCCATGATTCATCTCGTCAGCAAACGGGATGCTGATCTTGGCTACGAGAGTCTTCCCTTTTACCGAGAGGACAGCTTTGCCGATAGACCGTTTGATGCCGAAGTCTTTGACGACACGGACAGGATTCGTAAAGGACACATTCTCGATTGAGATTGAGTCGTTTTCCTGATCCACCGTACCGTCTGCAATCAAAACCACTGCTTCATATTCCAAGGTGCTACCTCCATAGTCCGAGCTTCTTTTCTGTTTGCCAGCCTCCACCGCTCATCTGCAAGCATCCGTGTACTGGTCGCTGATGGTGACGCCGGACTCTGTTGGTGAAGGATGCCCGTTGTCTGTGCAATCTGGATGTCCCTCAATTCCATCCCAAGTGTTTGGATGCGAATGAACGCTAGTCGGGACCGGATGAATCATCGCAGCCAAGAACCACATCACGCACGCGAGCGCTAAAAGGATAATTACCTGTTTCATTGGCCCACCTCCACAGTTGCCACTTCGCCCAGGTGCATCCCGCCGATCATCACCCTATCGGCTACCTCTTCGAGCGTCTTCTTGCGCTCCCATACGAAATTGAACGCCGCCGGGCCAACCTGGACCATGCGGAACTCGTCGTTAGGGAACTGCGTTTCCAGTGAGTCGGCCACGTTGGACAGCACGTCGAACTCGCCTCCGGGCTTGAACACTTTGCCTTTGCCGGCTGCCAGGATGACGGTCTTGTGGGTCCTGTTGCCGGGTGCAAACATCTTGATGGTGAGTTTCTTCATCGGGACTGATCCATTGATTGCTGCCTTCATTTCGCCTTCGCTTTCTCCGCAGTGAACCAGTCATCTAACTCTTTGCGGAACTGTTCGGGAGTCACATTACGCTTTGCCACGGTTGCCGAATAGCTACCTCCAGCGCCACCGCTCATCATATGGAATGAATCAGCATCACGCCATCCAGCTTCTGCCGCCAACTCACTCAAGACTCCACGCACATACTGCCAATCATCGCCTCCGATAGAGATGCGCACCTCAACGGGATGAATAGGAGGCTTTGGAGTTGCGGCGACTACTTCAACAGTGCAATCAGGATTAGCGCCTATTCCCAATTGTTCGCACTCCCATTTGCATTTATCGCAATGACCGCACGCTGTGCCGAGAGCATAGCATCCTTTGCACGTTGGGCCGTGAAATGTATCCCATGGTGTATTGCTCATCGTTTTGACCTCATCATTTCAAGGCGAATAGCCCTCACTGTTTTGTCGCGCTCCCATTTGGCTATCCGCATTTTCTGATTAGTCCAGTAGTAAAACCACCATAGCGGATTGCTGAGAATAAAACCTAAAACCAGCGCCCAGCCTGCTTCAATGATTTCTTTGCTCATTTCGACCTCGCTTTCTGTTTGTTGAGTGCCCGCGCAATCCTCTGCATGTACTTCAGGACTCGCAAGACGTGACGAGGACCGCGTGCAAAGCGCATACGGCCCGGTAGACGTGGGATGCTCATAGCGGCTTCCAGTGATGCTCGATAGCTTTAGTCAGAGACGGGACGCGAGCGAATATCTTGCTGAGTTGCAATTCGATGCGCTCACTGATCCTGTCAATACCGACGCGAGCGTTTATCGCTTCCGCCGTCACTGTGGCTACAATCTCCTTGCGCTCAGGTTCGACTACGAGTTTCCACTGACGAAGTAAATTGTCTGGAACCCATGCGAGGAAGTCGTGCCGCAGGATAGTTGGAGACACGCCATCATCGACAAAGATGCCAGTGTGCGGGTCCCGTGAATTCTCCACGAGCGATACGCCGGTAGCGTGGAACTTGCCATCAGGACCCGTATACCCATCGAGTTCAATGTCGTGGATCTTTCTCATCCCTCCACCCACTTTCCCAGCCCCTTGGCCACAGCGATAGTCGCCAGGGTCATACTGCGCACCGTGGCGATGGTGCCGATGCTTACCACTCGCCCTTGGCTTTCCAGTTCGCGCATGATCTGCGCTTGGATCCAGTCGGGGTGGAGCATCACCAGTGTGCGGACGGCATCGGTTGCGGTGTGCTTGGTGAAGTTCCATGAATCCTTGAGTACAGATTCAGTTTCCTCCACTACCGCACTTTGTTCGGCGGGGCTCAGAGCGTGCCGTGAGTCCTGGTGCGCCACGTCATTGGACGATGCCTTGGGGAGTTCAGGCCCAGTCGGCCAGCCAGCATCCACCACTGCATCGACGATGGCATTGCCATCTTGGTCTTCTAGTCGACTCGTTCCATTTTTCACCGCTTCAACCTGGGAGCGCGTGACAATTGGCCAATTGACCGTTACGAGATCCTTGGTGATGATGTCGTAATCAGGGCACTTGAGTTCTGTTCCTGTTCGCGAAAGCTCCGACAGTAATGAATCATCGAAGCCTGGGCACTCTTCCGGGTCCTGATGCGCCTTGACGAGCTTTGCTTGGGCGTTGTACCAGTCCTGTGCATCTTTGCTCAGGCGTTCCCAGTCGCTATCTGACGCCTTCGACACGGCCAACACGAGGCGCCGCAGGTAGTGGCCGTCAGGCTCTCCCTCGGCCTGGGGTAGAAACTCTGTGCCGGCGGCCGCAAGCAGTTCGCTGTAGATGGTGGTCAAGATTGCATCTCCTGTTTCTTCCTGCCGATCAGGCTTACGAGCAGGTTGCATTGGGTTGGAGTGAAGGTATCGTGTCCCGGCCAGTTGTCCTCGATCAAGTTCAGGACCTCGATCATCGGTACATGGGTCTTCTCGTAGACCTCGTCGATCATCTCGGGGAGCGTCAAGCTATCTCCTCCGGATACTTGGCTCGAAGCTCTTGAAGTAGTTCAGGAAAGGTCTTCCGCTCCTCTGGCGGGTTGCTCCCGTACTTGGCGATGAACTCGTCGGCCATGCGGAATGGGCAGGAATCGCCGTGCTTGTAGAGGGAGTTGATGCAGAGTTTGCAATAGCCCTCTTCTAGCGTATCTTCACGGTCATCGTCGGTCATCTCGTGCAGAATCCTCACGATTGCTTCTGCGTCCCGTTGTCTGTCGGTTTGGTACACGTCTACTCCTTTGATGCTGCCAAGGCAGCGCTGCGGTGACTTGCATATCCACTCCAAGTGATTCCATCCACTCCGAACACTTCCATGTGGGCGAGATCCTTTGGAACCAATGTGGCCTTCTGGGTCCTGTTGAGGACGGTTATCAGAGGCAGAATGCCCAACCTGCTTGCACAGGCCGGGCACTGCTCTGGAGAGTCGCCAATCGCGTCACAATCAGCGCACAGGTAGGCATTGCGGAGGTTAACGTGCATGGGCCACCATCCAGTGGGCCAGGAACATGATGGGGTGATGCAGTTCCCATAAGCCCCAGATTACGAGTCCTGCCAGGACCTCCATCGCCAGCGCGTTGCGGATGCCGATAAAGAAGCCAAGACGTCTCGGCAGTACGCTGACGTTCAGCCCTTCTCCGAGGACGTTGGCATGTGGATATTCGGGAGCATGGTAGGTGCCAGTAGCGTCAAAACCGTAATCGGCCATGACCTGATTTGTGATGCGTTCTGTTTCCATCATCTGGAGACCTCTTTCTGAAACTGGGATTATTAAACCACCACTCGCCGGGTTTATCAACATAAATATTACGCGGTTATTAAACTTTTCTGTTGACATGCGCACTGAGGGTGCTATTCTGCGCTTATCAACTAAATGGTTGTTGGCAATCAACCACACATGGAGCAGAAATGGACATCTACGGACGTTGGGACTGGCGCATTCTGGCCGTGCTGATTATCGGCGGATTGATTGCAGGGTGGATGATAGGCTGAGTGCCATACTTGGCCTACAATTTACTCACCGCAGTACAGGAAGGAGGGTAGCCTATGGTCTTCAGGACTCGAATAAGCTTGGATGGCGTGGGTCCTGAAGCTACTTCTCAAACGCAGTCGCAACCGAGCCGGGCGGTATATCCCGGCACAAGAAAGGGAACCATGAACGTCGAACTCGAAATAGCCAAGAAGATCATCGCTGAAATGGAAGACACGCCAGACAAGTCGCCATCGGCCAAGAAGCACCGCGCGCGCATCGCGCTGATCGACTACCGGCTGTTTCTACTCGGCCGCAAGTCATATTCCGACCTCTGCTTAGTCAGGGCGAAGGCGATGCAAAGTGGAGTATCAGAACAGCAGTTGCTTGACGAGTCCTGCCGTATGCGGCAAATGTGGGCAGCGGGGAAACTACGCTAGAGCTTCCCGCTCTGAAGAGTCTCCCAGCGAATTGGCCGGCCATCCTCAAATATCAGGATGAACCGGCCGTAGAACCTTTCAGGAAGAATCGGCCTTAGGGCCTGGGCAGAGCGCAGGATAGCCTCAGCCGTCACCGGCATAGACTTCAAGGCTGACTCCTCGTCAATTCTTATGCGTCCTGTTGCCGCCATCTATTCCTCTCCCTCTGATTCATCTTCGCCTTGAGATTCAGAATAACCTACACCGCACCGATCATTCGGATGAATGGGCGTGCAATCGTCGCCCGAAGGGAACGGCTCGTCAATCGGGATCAGGCCGGCCTCAATGTTCCCCATGCACTCCTCGCACGCATCCCCTGATCCGATCTGCTGCTTGAACTTCTGCCCTGTGCCCTTGGCTGCCTCATGCTTGCCGTGGTTGTAGGCGTACATGCTTTCGGTTCTACTGATTGTCAGAGCCCGCGCCGCGCTGAAGTCCTCGCTCTGCAAGATGTTGTGCTGGAGCTCCGTTGTCGTCCATCCCTCATCGACCGACTTGCTTATCAACTCTCGTAGATTCTCGCGTGTCGTCTCTGTGATGGCGTAGCGGGCATCGGGATTATCAACGATCTCGCCCTTGTCTGTGATGCGCTTGCCCACCAGCTCCGCGCCGCGCTCCCGAGCCATCTGCCGTGCTTCGTCAAGGACTTTGGTCCACATGTCGCTGTCTTCGACTATGCCGCGGTCGGTCAAGAACTCTGTGGCGCCGGCGACCGCGTCAGTCTCAAGATAGGGCGTCACCTCGGGAATCAGGTCGCCCCAGTCCACAACCACGTCGATGGACTGCTCGCCGTCCTTCTTCTTCGCGGCCTTTGCCAGTTTCTCGACTGTGAGTCCTGCCGCGACTTGCTTTCCTTTGCGCTTCAGGTAAGCCGCTAGTACCTGCTCCAGTGACTTCCCCGCTTTGCTAAAGGGCGGTCGGCTTCCGTCCCGGCCTCCTTCTTCACTGAGGCACTCTTGCCGCTCTGTTGCGCGCCGGGTTTACCTGGTCCTGAATCTCCACCAGCACCACCCATAGCCGGTTGCGGCATCGCCTTCTGAGCTGCCAGGACCGCCAGCGGCATCCACCCGGTACCCGTCTTGACCATCGGCACGTCGCCGCCCTCCACATCGTCCAGCCCATCCCGCGCGCGCAACTCGTTGATCGTCCTCTGCCCGTCTGACAGGTGGGCTGTGTCGATGGTCGCCTGGTCGTTGGCCGCCGTCTCCTCGTTGGTGTCGAACGCATGGCCAATGTCATCCCACCCCCAGCCTAGGTAGATGAGCCGTTCCATGAACGCAGACCACCAGAGCATCTCTCCATTGAGCCCTTGCGCCCTCATCTGCTGGGAGAACTCTTCCGCATTCGCCTTGGGCTGTGGGTCCTTGATATAGGGCTTCGGGTCGGTCCTGAATGCGCGGCAAACGATGCGGGCCATCCACTCGTCGTATTCTGACTTGAGCAAGT